AGAACAAGTATGGGAACAGTGAGATCACATTTATCAGCATTCTCTCTCACATCAGATTCAGGTATGACTGCAGGTGGATATAATGGTTCAAACCTTGGAACCACGGAGAAATATACAGATGGAGAAACATACTTTACAGGATTTGCACTACAAACTTTTAAATAAAAGGATAGATTATTATGGCATGGTATAATTTTTGGAAAAAAGAAAATGTGAATGAAGAAATAGATGCTTTCAAAGGCAAAGGAGCAGAAGAAACACCTGATGAAGCACAAGGAGAAGGTTTAGGAGCACTATCTTCCATACCTAATTACGGAGCAGTACAATTAACCAGTTTTAATACTTTCTATAAGAATTATATTAACAAATCATTTAGTACTGAGAAATCAAAAATAATGAATTATAGAAATATGTCTTCTACTCCTGAAATAGCAGATGTTATAGAAGATGCTGTTAATGAATCCACACAGGAAGATGATGATGGAAATATTATTCATCTAAAGTTAGAAAATGAATTGAATAAGAATGCAACTAATAATGTTTATAGGGAGTTTAATAAATTATTCTATAATAATATAAACATTCAAGAAAAAATTTGGGATTTATTAAGAACTTATTTTATTGATGGTAGAGTTTATTATGAAAGAATAATAAATGAGAAGAAGAAGCAAGATGGTATAATAAATATAAAAAGACTTCCTTCTGAAACGATGGATTTTGCATATGATACTAATACAGGTAAGGTAAAATTCTTCTTCCAATATCTTTCCGGTAAACCTAAAAGACCTACAAGTATAGAGGAAGCTAAGAAAGATGATAATATTGTAGTATTTAATCCACAACAAATTGGTTATGTGAATTACGGTATATATGGTAGGAATCTAACTGAAATAATGGGATATCTAGAGAAAGCAAAAGTACCATATAATCAGTTGAAACTTCTAGAAACTTCGGTTATAATTTATCGTATTGTAAGATCACCAGAAAGATTTGTTTTCAGAATTGATACAGGTAATATGCCTAAAGAAAAGGCTATGAAATTTGTAGAGAAGATCAAACAGAAGTTTACTAAAAAGCAATCATACGATCCAACAACAGGTAGATTGACACACGACCCAGAGATCATGTCCCTCTTGGAAAATTTCTTTTTGCCTCAATGCTTACGGACCACTACAACACCGATTGCTCTATTAGATGGTAGAACAATTATGTTAGATCAACTTATAGATGAGCATAATAAAGGTATTAAACATGAAGTATATTCAGTAAACCAGAAAACAGGTAAAATAATTAGAGGTAAAGTAAAATGGGCGGGTATAACTCGTAAAAATGCAAAATTAGTGAGGGTTCATTTAGATAATGGCAAATATGTAGATTGCACTCCAGATCATAAATTCGTAATGAGAAATGGTAAAGAAATTGAAGCACAAAATCTAAATGAGGGTGACTCTTTAATGCCATTATATAAAAGAGATAAAAAGAATAAATTAGGTAAACAATCGTTCTATATCATAATGAATAAAGTTCTAGATTCTAACGATTACACAAATTTAAAACAGAAATTAGTAGTGAACCATAAAGTAGTAAAGGTTGAAAAACTAGATATAAAAGAAGACACAGGTTGCTTAACTATTGAAGACCCTGGTTCTAATCATAATTTCGCTTTAGGAGTAGGTGTTTTTGTTAAGAATAGTGCTGATGGACGTGGCTCTTCCATTGATACGGTTGGTGGTGATGCTAAAGGCTTTACGGAACTTGATGATATTTACTATTTTGCCAGAAAGCTCTATCGGGCATTAAAATATCCTATATCAAGAGTTATAGCCGCTGAAGAAAAACAACAAGGTGATATTGTATTTGGTGGTACTAATACAGGCGAAATCCAAAGAGATGAGATAAAATGGGCCAAGTTCCTAGAACGACAACAAAGTAGATTATGTAGTGATTTTGTTGACTTATTTTTGTTACACTTAGATTTCAAAGGTATGAAGAAACAGTATGGACTAAATAAAGATAACATCCGTATTCATATGAATGCACCATCTCATTATAAAGAACAGATGCAACAAAACTTCTTGGAATCAAGATTCAATAATTATACAACATTATCAACAAATCCAGAATTCTCAAAATCATACTTAATGGGTAAATATCTTGGTTGGTCAGAAGAAGAAATAAAAGAAAACGCAGAAGGTAAGAAAAAAGATAAGGAATTTGGTTTTGAAGAAGAGGGAGGATTTTAAATAAATATAAATAAAGGTAGATCATAATGTGAGGAGGTATTATTGTTATGGCAGACATAGATAAAGAAAAAATTAAAGACGCTTTGGATGATTTTGAAAACGATAGATATATGGACTCAAAAGAAAAGATATCCAAAGAGATAAAGAAAGCTGTAAAAGACCATTTGAAGGATAAGCTAGAGTTGGAAAATGATTTAGATGGTGAGAAAGAAGAACATCAAGAGGAAGAAGAGGAAGAAGACGAAAATAAAGAAGATGAAAAGAAAAAGAAAAGAGGAAGGAGTATTATAAAGAAGTAACTTAGGAGATAGATAATATGAAGGCAAAATTAATAACTGAAACATCATTTGAATATGAGATTACAGAATCTAAAAGCAAAGGTATGCATATTGTTGGTATATTTTCAAGTGCGGAAATAGAAAACAACAATAAAAGAAAATATAAGAAAGACTTGCTTGAGAGAGAAATCAATAAGATTACTGAAAACAAGATCAATAAAAAGTGTTGTTTCGGTGAATTAGGACATCCACCACATCCAGAAATAGCTTTGGATAAGGTCTCTATACTTACAGAAAGGTTAGAGTGGCGTGGTAACGATGTTTATGGTACAGCTAAGGTTCTAGATACACCTATGGGAGAAATTACTAAAACTCTTATCAAGGATGGTAATCTAGGTATCAGTTCTCGTGGTCTTGGAACAGTTAATGAGGACGGATATGTAAATGAAGATTTTAATCTACTTTGTTATGATATTGTAGGAGACCCAAGCAATCCAGCTTCATGGATAAAAGGTATATATGAAGGAAAAGAGTTTGAAATTCCAAGTGAAGAAGAAGAAGTAAAAAAAGAAGAGGAAACATCAGAAGAACTCATAAAAGAAGCACAAGAAGAATATATGAAATATATATTAAGTGTTATTGATGGTATTGTAAAGAAGTAATAACTTGAGTATCCCACATATAAAGCCTGGACTAGTTTCCAGGCTTTTTTTATGCATTTATTACATAGTTATAAATAATAATAGAAAGAAACGTACCAATTAAAATATAGGAGGAAAGAGATATGGATCTTGAAAAACTTTTGAAGTTGCTTGGTGTTGAAAAACTAGATGAGTCCAAGCAGAATGAAATCAAGGAAAAACTTGATGAAGTTGTAAAGATTAAGGCTAAGGAAAAGTCTGATGAACTCCTCAAAGAAGAAAAAGACAAGATTATAGAAGACTATGAGGAAAAATTTGAAGATTATAAGAAAGACGTTACCTCAAAATTCTCTAACTTTGTTGATTCTATCCTTGAAGAAGAATTAGTAATTCCTGATAAGGTAATGGAATTTGCTAGAAAAGGCGAACTCTACAGTGAACTTATCGAACAATTCAAGATTAGACTAGCTATTGATGAAGGTCTATTAGATGGTGAAGTAAAATCACTTCTTAAAGAAGCTAGAGAAGAGATCACCAGAATGAGAGAGAAAATGGACGATATGACAGCTGATAAGCTAGAGCTTGAAACTGATGCACAACAAATGGCTGCAGCTCTTTATTTAAGAGATAAGTGTGAAGGTCTCACTGAATCACAAAAATCTCATGTAATTGATATCCTTGGTGATGTTACGGATAAAGAAGAAATCAACAGAAAGTTTGACCTAGTTGTTGAAACAGCAACTAATGATAACGATAATAACGATGATTTAAATGAAGAAGAAAAGGATTATAAATGTCCTGAATGTGGTAAGAAAATGACTACAGAAGATGAAAAACCTAAGTGTCCTGAATGTGAAGTAGATATGAAAATGGTCACAGAAAGCTCTGTAGAAACCGATGAAAACGAAGAAGAAGAGCTTGATGAAGATGATAGTCCTTTCAAAAAACACATGTCACAATATTTGAAAGTACTAAAAGAAAACAGATGGTAAAAAGATTATAACTCTTATAGGAGGAAATAGAAATGTCTGAAAAAGTTGATTTAAAAAAACTTATTACTAAATGGGGAGAAATTCTTGATGAAGGTACAGCAATTAAGAATGATAAAATCAAGAAATCTACCGCATTGATGCTCGAAAACCAATATAACTACATGTCTGAATCTGGTGGTTATACTGAGGGTATGTTCAATAAGTCCGGCGGATATGCAACATCTGGTGAATTTCACAAGATCGCACTTCCAATGGTACGAAGAACATTTCCAGAATTAGTAGCACACGACCTAGTTGGTGTACAACCTCTTACTGGTCCTGTTGGTCTAGCATTCGCTCTTAGATTTAGAGCAGGTCAAACCTATGATGGTCAACCAGCAGGTGAAGAGCTTGGTTATAACACTATTGATAAGGGCTACACTGGTTCTTATGAAACAACCGCAGGTGAAGCTCTTGGTTCAAAAGCAGGTAGTGGTGTTGGTGATGATATTGGTATCGGAGTAGGTTCTGGTACACATATCAAAGAAGTTAACATGACTGTTGAAAAAGCACAAGTAGAGGCTAAAACCCGTAAGTTGAGAAGTCGTTGGTCTCTAGAAGTAGCACAAGACTTGAGAGCTATGCACGGTCTTGATCTAGAAGAAGAAATGATGGATATTCTATCATATGAAATCACAGCAGAAATTGACCGTGAATTGATTGATGCAATAAATGCAGTAGCTAACACAAGTACTTGGAGTTACAATACAAACGCAGATGGTAGATGGGAAGCTGAGAAGTACAGAAACCTCTATAACGAATTGATCCGTAGATCAAATAGAATCGCTGTACTTACAAGACGTGGTCCAGCTAACTTTATAGTTTGTGCACCTACAGTAGTTGCAGCTCTTGAAGCTATGTCAGCTTACACAATAGCTCCTGTTAACGCTGATGTAAATTCAGCAATGACAGGTGTTGCAAGAATCGGTTCTCTTGACGGTAGACTTACTGTTTATAGAGATACTTTCGCAACTGAAACTACCACACCAAGTGGTACAACTTCAGATGCAACCTTGGGTTATAAGGGTGCCAGTGAGTATGATACAGGCATCGTTTACTTGCCATATATACAACTTATGTCAAGTAAAGCAACATTTGAAAGTTCATTCAATCCAAGTGTAGGTCTCATGAGTAGATATGCAATCCATAACCACTTGTTTGGAGCAGCAAACTACTATCATAAGATCACAATCCAAGACATGCCTTAATAGGTAATCTTGGTTTAGTAGTGTAATTCAAATCCCGGAGATTCTGTCTCCGGGATTTTTATGCTTGGGTTTTTATAGATTACGATATTGGTGTTTACTTTTATAAATAATAGTGATACCATTATAATTATGAAAAGACTTGATTTCTCAAAAATAACAAAATCATTTGAATCTGAAGGATATAAAGTTATCAGTAAACCTTCTGAGTATAAGAATAATAAATCTAAAATAAGATTTATCTGTCCTAAAGGACATGAATATTATATAGATTGGATACATTGGAAGAGAGGTCAAAGATGTGGTAAATGTAGAACTAATGCGCCTGTTGATTTTAATAGAGTTAAAAAATCTTTTGAAAAGGAAGGATATAAGCTCTTAGAAACTAAGTTTGAAAATTCTAAAAGTAAAATGAGGTATGTATGCCCTGAAGGGCATATAAACTTTGCAACTTGGGATAATTGGGAAAGAAGGAAAGCAAGATGTCCTACATGTGCTGGTAACGCAAGGATAACATTTGAAAAATTTAAAGAATCGTTGGAAAGAGAAGAATATAGAATACTTTCAAATAAGGAAGAATTAAAGAATAGTAATACAAAAATAGATTATATATGCAATAAAGGACATAAAAATAAAACTAATTGGAATTATTGGAATGCAGGTTTGAGATGTCCTGATTGCAGGAAGACTGTTTCCGACCAAGAAAGAGAAATAAGGAAATATCTACAATTCAAAGGAATCAAATACTTACATAATGTAAGAAATATAATACCACCACAAGAAGTTGATATTTATATACCTGAATTAAAAATAGCTATAGAGTATTGTGGTATATACTGGCATTCAGAACTACAGGGTAAGGATAAGAATTATCACCTTAGTAAGTTGGAAAGATGTTTAAATAAAGGTATTAAATTAATAACAATATTTGAAGATGAATGGATGAATAAAAGAGAGATAACAAAGTCAAGATTATGTCATATATTAAAACTCAATACGAATGGTAAAATATATGCAAGGAATTGTCATGTAGGAGAAATTAATACTAAAGATGCCACTAATTTTGTAAATAAATATCACCTACAAAATTATACTCCTTCAAGAATAAAATTAGGAGCATTTAATAACCATGAGTTAGTAGCTGTTATGACATTTTCAAAACCTTCATTATCTAAGGGTCAAAAAAGTAGAAGTGAAAATATATGGGAGTTATCAAGATTTTGTACATCAAAACCAGTCATAGGTATAGCATCCAAGTTGTTAAAGTTTTTCCAAAGGAATTATGATTATAAAGAAATATTTTCATATGCTGATAGAAGATGGAGTATAGGAAACGTATATGAAAAAATTGGTTTTGAGAAAGTGGGTTATACAAAGCCTAATTACTGGTACTTTAAGAAAAATAATACTGATAATATGAGAAGATACCATAGATTCAACTTTAGAAAAGATAAAATAAACATAGATAATGAAGAAATGACTGAATGGGAACTAATGATGAGAGGTGGTTGGGATAGAATATGGGATTGTGGTAATATAAAATACAGAATATAAAAAATCTATTACCGTTAGTTTACTTCTTTGTATTTTTATTATATAATGGTAATAGGACTACATTTAAAGAGGGTGAGAAAATGCCAGAATTAGACCTTGATGGACTTAATGAACAGTTTGATATTGACGCATTAGAAGAAAATGCTGATGAGATAACTGAAAACCTTAGACATTCTGAAACTTCAGAGGATCCTCAAGAAGTGTTACAAGATAATATTAGTAGAGCTAATCGTATTCTTGATAGGATTGAAGATGAAATGGAGAATGGTAATTTTACAGCCAGGATGGCAGAAGTTGCAGGACAAATTATCAACTCAGTCACAAATGCAAGTGGACAGATAATGTCAGACAAATATAATGAAAAATATTTACAAGTTAGGAACAATCTTGTAAAATTGAAAGCAGCTGAAGTTAGATTAAAGGCTAAGGAAATTGAAGGAAAAGGAAGAAGTAATAGAGAGTTGATAGTCACTGATAGAGAATCCATAATGAAAATTTTAAACGGTGAAAATCAAGAGGAACCTAAACAGATTGGTGAAAGTAAAAACAATCAAAATGACCAAAATGAAAAATAAAGTTTACATATAGAAGCTATTATGTTATTATTGTAATACAAAACATGGGCGTGTCACAAGTACCATACTAAGAGAGAATTGGAGGATTAAAATGTTAGAAGCGAATAAGGATTTTAGAGACATTATTTTAAATCAAAGGAAAGACAAGAAACAAGAAACGTGGGCTGGGACTTGTTTGGACTATCTTTATAAGGTTCAGGAAGACCCTTCTGTTTCCCAATTCGCTGCAGGTAGAATCTACAACATGATCATGAAGCATGGTGTTGAAGAAGTAGATTCATCCTTGAAAACTAGAGGTTATGAAGACTTAGTAAATTATAACTTCTTCAAGGATAAAATTTTTGGTTCTCATAAGCCTATTCACGACCTTATGAGATTTCTAAAAGCTTCTGCACGAAGAACAGAAACAGGTCGAAGGATTCTTATAATGGTGGGTCCTGTAGCCTCTGGTAAGAGTACACTAGCTTATCTTATTAAGAGAGGACTTGAACAAGATGACACTCCAGCTTTTGGTATTAAGGGTTGTCCTATTCACGAAGACCCCTTACACTTGATTCCTCTTGAGGATAGAGATTACTGGCGAGAACAACTAGGAATCAAAATTGAAGGTGTTGTATGTCCTGTCTGTCAGCAGATGCTTGATGAAAAGTATACCGATGAAAAAGGTGTTGTAAAATGGGACGAAGTTCCTGTTGAGAATATTAGTTTCTCCGAACAACGCCGTATCGGTATCGGTACATTTCAACCTTCTGATCCTAAAAGTCAGGATGTCTCTGAGTTGATTGGAAGAGTCAACATGTCTAAAATTGCTAGGTTCGGTGAAACTGATCCAAGAGCATATCAGTTTGATGGAGAAATGCAAATCGCCAATCGTGGTATGGTAGAAATGGTTGAGCTTTTGAAAACTGATATTAAACTTCAATATGTTCTTATCAGTGCAGCTCAGGAACAGCTTATCAAATCTCCTGGGTTCCCACAAATGTATGTTGATACATTGATTCTAGCACATACCAACCAAACAGAATTCGATTCATTCAAAGCTGAAAAGAAAAATGAGGCTTTGCATGATCGTATGTACCCTGTAACAGTACCTTGGAACCTTCGAGTGGATGATGAAATCAAGATTTATGAAAAGTTAATTAATGAATCTGATTTTAGAAATATTCATATCGCTCCATATACTTTGAAAGTAGCAGCACAATTCGCTGTTCTCTCAAGATTGGAAAGTTCAAATAAGGTGTCTTCCATGGTAGAGAAAATGAAGCTTTACAATGGTGAAGTTACAGAAGAGTTTAAGAAACATGATATTGATGTGAAAACCCTTGTACAAGAAGGTATAGATAAGGGTGAAGGTATGAGTGGAGTTTCTCCAAGATTTATCATCAATGCACTCAATGTAGCACTTGGTATGAAAGAAGACAAAAGTTGTATTAATCCTATTGATATTATCAGAGCATTGAGGTCAAATTTCGATCATCACATTGGAATTACTGATGAAGAAAAAATCAATTATCTTAATATCCTACTTGGTGAAAAAGATTCTGTAAGCTCGGAATATAAAGACTTGGCTAAGAAGGAAGTCAACTTCGCATTCCTGTCAGCTTATAATGAGCAGGCTCAAAGCTTATTTGAAAATTATATCACCAATGCAGAGGCTTACTGTAAAAAGGAGAAAGTATATGACTCCATTACAGGGGAATACTCAAAGCCTGATGAAAAGCTAATGAGGTCTATTGAGGAATTAATCAGTGTACCAGTAAACTCAAAGTCTGAGTTTAGAAACGGTATCTTTGTGTATAAGTCTACGGCTGTAGAGAAAGGTGAGAAATTTACCTATAAGACATACAATCCTCTTCGTCAAGCTATTGAAAAGAAGCTTTTCGGAGACTTGAAAAATGTCGTATCTCTTACAATCGCTGATAAAACAGTCACAGGAAAGAGATCAAAAGCAAAACGTAAAAGTGCCATCAAATCTCTTGAAAAGAGAGGTTACTGTGTACATTGTGCCGAAATGTTGTTGTCATTTGTGGGTGAAATACTTCGCAAGGAGGAGTAATACCTGGTAATGAATATCAAAGACAAGAAAGACGGTACAATTTATAAGGTATTGGGGAGCTTGTATATAGAAAATAAGTATGTATATAAGCTCCTCAATTCTAAAACAAACAATTACGTTTATTTACCAAAAAACAGAGTTAAAAAAGTTAGTAAGGAGAAGAAAGATACCCTTTAGTTGGGAGAAATAATATGGCTATTGTAGATCATAAAGATTGGGATTTAAGTGAGAAAGGTAAGAAAGATGCATCCCGCCACCGAGAGAAAATAGATGAACACATCCGAAAAAATATTAAGGATGTTATTTCAGAAGAATCTATTATCACCAAGAAAGCAGGTAAGAAGGTAAAAATACCTGTAAAGGGACTCAAGGATTACCGATTTGTTTACGGTAATGACGGTAAAGGTGGTGGTGTTGGTCAGGGTGAAGGAGAACCTGGAGATGTTGTTGGTAGACGACACAAACCTGGTCAAGATGGTGAAGAGGGTAAAGCAGGTAACAAACCAGGTGAAGATTATATGGAAACAGAAGTTGATATTGATTACTTAATTGATATTATGTTTGATGATCTTGGTTTACCTTATATCGAAGAGAAAACAAAAGCCAAACAACTTGTTCCAAAAGGATGGAAATTTGAAACTGTTTCCAAGAAAGGTACATATCCTAGAATACATAAGAAGCGAACATTTAAAGAATCTATCAAAAGAACCGAAATGTTCTCTTATGAAATAATGGAGGAAACAGGTTGCGACAAAGATGATGCTTATAGAGCTCTTACACAAGGGAAGGGTGATATAGAAGAGGCTATAAGAATCATCAAAGATGATGAACTGGATAAGTCTATTGATCCTAATATTTATATTGAGGATGATGACCTAAGGTTCAAGCAAATAGAGGAAGATGTTGAACTACATTCAAATGCTGTTGTATTAGCAATGATGGATGTTTCTGGTTCAATGACAACCAAAAAGAAATATCTAGCAAGGTCAATGTTGTTTTGGCTTGTGGAGTTTCTTAAAAAGACATATGAATTTGTTGAAATACGATTTATTACACACACCACTGAAGCGAAACTTGTTGATGAACATGAATTTTTCTACAAAGGAGAAAGTGGTGGTACCATGTGTCATACAGCATTTGATAAAGCTAACTATCTGATTGATACACAGTATCCTGTAGATGAATGGAATGTATATTCAATTTATATCTCTGATGGTGAAGATTTTACACCTGATAAAACAATGACATCTGTTCAACAAATGATTGATAAGAAAGTCAACATGGTGGGTTATTGTGAAATCTGTATGGAAGATGGATTTTTTATGCCTGGTGGTAATACACTCATAAAAGATTTCCAGAAGAAATTTCAATTCGATAGGCATTATACTGAATTGGGTACGGATTTCTATAAAAATGGTGAGAAACGGTTGCTATGTTGTGTAATAAAGAATAAAAAACATGTATATCCAGCACTAAAACATTTTCTTTTTGAAAAGAGGAAGAAGTAAGGAGATATAATGAAAAAGAACGATTTAAAAAGGTTAATCAAAGTAGAAGATAGAATAAAACAAATCGTTACAGAAGAATACGGTCTTGAATGTATGCCTATAGAATTTGATGTTGTTCCTGCACCTAAAATGCTGGAGATTATGGCATATAGGAGTCCTGTAAATATCTCTAATTGGAAATTTGGTAGGGACTACGAGCGTCTAAGAACTATACATGAAAATGTTGATCCAGGTTTACCTTACGAAGTTGTTATTAATTCAAACCCTTCAAGAGCATATTTGATGAATGACAATACTTTCGCGGTTCAAGCTTTGGTAATGGCCCATGTTTATGGTCATGTTAACTTTTTTACAGAAAATAATTGGTTCCAAAAGTCAAGAAGAGATATAACACAATTTATGGCTGAGGCTAATAGACGTTTCAATAAGTATGAAAGGCGTTTTGGTATTGATGAGGTTGAAACCGTTGTGGATGCAGGACACGCACTTCAACTCCACTCAAACCCATTTGATGATGAAACCGAAAAGGAAAAAAGAGAAAGAATTTATGAACAAAAAAAGATTGTAAAGAATGTTTCAGAATCATCGTCGGAATACGGTGACCTTACTTTTATAAACAAAAAACCTGTTGGAGGTGAAACTGACATAGCACTGGAAAACGAAAGGTTGTGGAGAAAATTAAAACTCACAACACCTGTAGAACCTACCGAGGATATTCTTAGGTATGTTATTGATAACTCTCGCGTCCTTGAAGATTGGCAGAAAGATATATTAGAAGTTTTAAGGATTGAAGGTCAATATTATTGGCCTGTTATAAAAACTAAATATATGAATGAAGGCTGGGCTACCTATATACATCAAAAAGTAATGAAGCAACTATTTGATGAGGGTATTTTAACTCAAAGCGAGCACGGTCAATTTAACTATTCTAATTCACTTGTAAAAGCTGAAAATCCACATACTTTGAATCCTTATCTTGTCGGTTCTAAAATGTGGGAAGATATAGAAGAAAGATGGAACAAAGGAAGGCATGGTTTTAAGTTTGATAACTGTGAAAGAACTGAAGAAAAGGAAAAATGGGATACAAAAGAAATGAAAGGTGAGGAAAAGATTAGAGAAATCATGAGGTCATATACTGATTGGTTCTTTATGCAAGACTTTCTCACTAGTAACTTAGTTGATAAATTAAACCTTTATGTCTTTCGACCCCAAGACATGATGACACATATAGATTATGTCAGAACTGGCCATAAGGCAAATGATGTAAGGCAGCTAATTGTGAATAGTTTTGCACATAGCGGTATACCAAAAATTGTGGTGAAAAATGGTAATGTAGAAAATAAAGGTGTTATGTTCTTACTACATAAGCATAGCGGAGCAAATTTAGATAAAAAATATGCAGAAGAAACATTACAACATATATATAGGTTATGGGGTAGACCTGTATTATTAGAAACAAAGAATAATGATCAAAGGATTATAGTTAAAGTGGAATCAGAATCAGATAAAAGAAATGTTATAAATTCTGATTCTACCTTCTTTAATCCTTTTGAACAAACTAATTTCTTCCAGTTCTAAAAAAACTTCTAACTAGCCTCCTTTGATATAGCCTGGTTCCTAATTATTTAGGAATCAGGCTTTTTTAGTGCTTATAACTTTTATATAAATAGGAATGGAGAAATAGTAATAGAGGATGGTTTAGTAATGGCTATATCGTATGACCAACATGTTAAAAGACCACATCAAGAATTTGAATATGAACCAGAACATATAAAAGAGTTACAATTATGTTCTGAAGATATATATTATTTTTTGAAGTATGTAAAGATAGTCAATCCTGATAGAGGAGAAGAATTTTTTCAACCATATGATTATCAGGTTCAATTATTAAAGAAATTTCAGCATCACAGATTCAACATTTGTTTATTATCTAGACAATCAGGTAAAACAACAGTTGTGGCTGTATATGCTTTATGGTATAGTATTTTCAATCCTGATAAAGTAATTGGTATTGTTTCCAATAAAGAATCTTCAGCTAAAATGATTCTAGCAAGGATAAGAAGAATGTATGAATGTTTACCTGTTTGGTTAAAACCAGGTGTAAAAGATTATAGTAAAACATATGTAACATTCGATAATAATAGCCAAATAAAAATATCTGCTACTTCTGAAGATGCATTTCGTGGTGAATCAATGAACTTGTTGATATGTGATGAGTTTGCCTTTGTTGCGCAAAACCAAGCAGAAGAGTTTTGGGCTTCAAACTATCCAACTATATCAGCATCTAAAGAAGCGAAAATTGTTATTATTTCTACTCCAAATGGAATGTTCAATATATTCCACAGGTTATATTCTCAAGCAGAGAGAGGAGAAAATACTTTTGCCCATACTAAGGTCTCATGGGATGAAGTACCTGGTAGAGATAAAAAATGGGCAGATGAACAGTTAAAGAATCTTGGTAAACAGAAATTCAGACAGGAGTTTGCAGTAGAATTCTTAGGTTCTACAAACACTGTAATAGACCCAGATGTTCTAGAAAATATAGTTTCTCAATGGGAAGATCCTATACATATTGATTTAAGGGGTAAGTTAAGAATATTTGAAAAACCCTTAGAGAGAGAAATATATGTTATGGGAGTTGATGTAGCCAAGGGAACAGGTGAAAATTCATCAACTATACAAATACTTAAAATTCTAGGTTTGAAACCTATTAAAATGGAACAAGTTGCTGTTTATGAAAGTAATATGATTGATGTTTACCAGTTTACAGAAGTTGTAAATAGGTTATCATTTTATTATAAAAATGCTTTTATTATGTGTGAGAATAATTCAGAAGGAGCAGCAATTGTAAGTAGGTTATGGTGGGAACATGAAAATCCAAATTTGGTAAATAGTGGTTCTAAGAACGTTGACCTTGGTATAAGAGCTAAAAGAACAACAAAACCGAAAGCTGTTCTCCTTATGAAAAAACTGGTTGAAGATCATGCAATTAAGTTAATTGATAAGGAAACATTAAACCAGTTAACTACTTTTATAGAAATATCAGATAATAAGTTTAGTGGTAAAGATATGCCGGATGATTTAGTATCAGCACTATATTGGGCATGTTATGTCTTTGAAATGAATGTGTTCTCTGAAGGATATGAATTGAAGAGATATGGTGAAGATGAGGGTGAAGATACTGATATTTGGGGTATCTTAGGAGACATTGAAGAAGATGTAGAAAATTGGAATTGGATGAAAGATATTGATCTTATAGGATAAGAGGATTATTTATGACAAAAGAAAAGTTAATAATGAAAGTTAAAAGAAGATTGGGACATCCGATGGTGAAAGTAGAATTGGATGATTCACAAATTATTGACCATATTGATTACGCCAGAGATAAATATATTAAATGGGCTGTGGGAAATGCAACCCAAGAAGTATTTTTTACTTTAATGCTTTCTGGTGGTCAACACTTATACGATTTACCTATAGGTGTAACTGAAGTTGTTACCTATGAAGATTATAGTACCACAGGTGGTATAAACACACTTTTTACAATAGAGAATTATTTGTATAACCAAGGAGTATTTAATCCTCTTGTTTCTAGTGATGCTGCTTATACTTTAGTAAGTTACCATATAGCAAGAGATTTCCTAGAATCACTTGATAGATATGTAGTAGATGCATATAATTATAAATATCATCCTTATACTAATCAATTAGAAATTCAGCCACCACCTCCTTGTGATAGTTCTTTAGTATTACCGCCTAGTTATGACTGTGATGGTAATGAAACACATTCTGGAGGAACTTATAATTCACCTGGTTGGATTTTAATAGATTCATATATGATTGAAGGATCAACACTTGACGGATGGTCACCAAGGAATAATGATTCTTATATATTTGAATCTGATTGGATACTTGATTATACAACAGCACTATCTAAAATAACACTTGGAATGATAAGAAACAAATTTGCTAACTTTGCTTCTATTGGAAATGCAGGTATATCTTTAGATGGTGATACAATGATAAGTGAGGGTAAAGAAGAGAAAGAAAGATTAGAAGAAACTCTTAGAGATGAAGAAGCATATGAAGGATATGGAATAACAGTTGGTTAAGGAGGTATAAATAATGCCATTAGTAGGAAAATTGGTAGAAAGAAAAAAAGAAAATAATTCAAAATCTCATTTTGAAGGTATGAAAGGCTGGGTAAATGATGCTGAAAAAGCTTATAAATCAGGTAATAAAAAAATGGCTGTTAATATTCTAAAGGAACTAAAGAAGAATATAGATAAGACAATAAGAAATTTATAAAGGGAAAATTAATGACAGTAAAACACCACCCAACAGCTAACCATAAACCAAAATGGGATATGTATGATCTGGAAACTAATCCAGAGTATTCCCTTTTTGATAGCTCTATTACTGAATATACTGATATCGCTGGTATAAAGATTGAATATTATTTCCGTGATAGAAGTATTGAATATGATAGACTTTATGGTGAAAGCACAGAAGTAACTTACTTACCAGGTATAGAAACAAAATTTATATATGAACCAACAGAAGAACCATCAATGATAAATACATTTGGTATGGTCTCTGAAGAAATGATACAATATGCTGCTATACCCAAAACAACATTTTCTAGAGATGTAAGTGCTTCTGTTAATCCAAGACCAGGTGATGTTGTAAAAACTTTATGGAATAATAGAACATATGAAATTGTTGATGTACATGAGGAGTCTCAAATATTCCAGTTAAAGAAATTGATATGGGAATTTATTTTGAAGCCTTACCGATTCTCAGATACAAGTGATTCATCTAGGGAATTATCAGATGATATTGATGATACATTAACACAAGCTCTAACAGCATATGGAGATAATGAGTGGATAGAAGAAAAGAGTGATTCGATAGACAACTATGATGATGTAGATGAAAGTGTATATGGATATTAAATTATGAAAAGTTTTTATTATTATAAGGCGTTAAGAAAGACCATAATTCAATTTTTGGATCTTTTCAATGACATTCAGATAGCTAGATATGATCCGAATGGTAATGTAAAGAAAATGATAAAGTTACCATTGAAGTTTTCTCCTAAGAAAAAAGTATGGTATTGGATACATGAGAAGAAAGAAGATGAGGTATTACCTATTCTTTCCTCACAAATGGAATCCCTTGAATATTCTACAGAAAGACAAGTAAATAAGTTCAGGAAAATTGTAGAATCTTCAGATGAAGAAGTTGAAAAGATAATAAGTAGATACTTAAATCCTGTTCCATATGATATTACCTTTACATTAAATATATGGTCTTTACATATGGTTGATGTTGATCAAATTTTGGAACAAATATTACCGTACTTTAGTCCTAACGCTTTTATAAGAGTTAAGATACCTGAACTAGATGCAACATTTGAAGTAAAAGTTCTCTTCCAATCGGCTAACCCTGACTTAACATATGATATGAGTGAGGAAGAAGTGAGAATATTAAAATGGGATTTATCTTTTATAGTTCAGACATACTTATTCTTACCTGTAAATGATGAGAAATTAATAAAAGAAATAATATCTAAAATATATGTAAATAAAAATGTACTAGATGAGAACATTGGAACAGAGAGTACATTTACTTCAGGAGCAAGTGGTGCTGAAGATGAGGCTATTTGGCTAAAAGCCCTAGAGACTGTTAACCCTTCTGCTGCAAGTGCTTCTCCAATGGAGAGTATATATTATGATGAAGATGTAAAACTATTATATAAATATGAGATATTTGACTAATGAATAATACAAATCTAGATAAAGCAAATGCAACAAGTTTTGAATTAGTGTTTCCTAAAATACCAACTGAAAAAGGTATAAGAGCTTCAGAAGAATTAACATTAAACATCTTTGAAACTATTATTCCATCTGTTTCTATAGATGCTAATGAACAAAATTGGCAAGGATCCAAGATTCAACTAGATGGAGGCAAGACAACATTTGAACCATGGACAGTAAATTTCGTTGTTGATTCAGATTTCAGGAATTGGAAAATGATATATAGATGGTTTATGTTTATTGCCAATAATAAGGATAAGTTTGGTGAAATTAGAAATAAATACACGGTAGACGCTAGACTTACAATATTAGATAATTATAGGAATAATATACTATCAATGAAATTTGTTAGTGCATGGCCTACAATGCTTACCGAAGTTAATCTTACTTATAGAGAAGCGGAACCTAATTTAGAAGCATTGATAAACATAGCTTATGATTATTATGAACTTATAGAGTAGATATCATCCGGCTCATCCAAAGTAATCCTATTATATATTTCCTTTACATATGAGCGTAGCATTTGAGGTAAGTCTATATTCTTATCTTTGGAGAGATATTTTATCATTTTCATTTCATCTTTATCTACTCTTAATGAATATAATTCAGTCTTGTTTTTCTTTTGTATTACTTTCATATTACACCTCGTAATATTATTTATAAAAAAATTAGCAAACAATATAAATAGGAGTAGATGAAAAAAGTAGTATGGACTAACAGCTACTAAATTAATAATAGGGAGGAACAAAATATGGCGTTTTATCTTAGTCCTTTAGTTGACGTTAATGAAATTGATCTTACCACAACTATCCCAGCAGTGGCAACATCAATAGCAGTTACAGTTTTAAGAAATACTTATAAAGGTCCTGAAAATGAGAAAACCTTTATAACTAGTACAAACGAATTAGTTGATAAATTTGGATATCCTACTGATGATGCATCTTGTTATCAAGATATATTATCCGCTACAGGTTATCTAGAGTATGGTAATAGTTTATACTGTACTAGAACCATGCCTACATCTGCGACATTTGCAGGAACGAAAGCAGTAACAGGTTCAGGTTCTTTTACACCTTATACTTCAGGTGGAGCATTTATTCTAACTGATTTTCCAAGTGAAGATCCTGATAATTTCCATGAAGAAGTAATAGTAACAGGTAATCCAATGTGGTTCATAGCTTCATCTAGAGGAGAATGGGGAAATAATATTAGATTGGCTATTGTAAATAAAAAATATCAATCAGAAATTTTATCAGGTGGAAACTCTACCTGGGAAACCTATGGAACAATTGCTAGCGTTGATAGTCCTCTAGAAACCAACAAAGATTTTCTTGTTATTGTTGAAGCTAGAGAACAAAAAGAATCAACTTGGTCAGTGGTAGAAACCTTTAACGTTTCTACTGATACTAATGCACTTGATGATCAGGGTATAAAAAAGCATGCAGAAACAGTGATAAATCAACAATCAAATTATATTAGAATAGCTTTGAGTCCAGATCAAAAAGATTCTGACGTATATGTAACAACAGAGAATTACCAACAATTTGGTGGTGGTGTAGATAATCAAGGTGATTCATTACAAGATGGAACGATAATGAATGCACTTGATCTATATGCAAATCCAGAAGAAATAGATGTAAATATGTTGATTGATTCTAACAAATCTGAAACAATAAAAAGATATATGATTCAGATTTGTGAAAGTAGAATGGATTGTATGGCAGTACTTGACTGTCCTTATAACATGGTAGTATATAATAGAGGTAACGAAACAACAGACCTTAGAAATTGGAGAAGATCAACATTTAATGAAAATACAAGTTACGCTGCTGTTTATGGTAACTGGCTAGATAAGTATGATAGATGGAATCAAAAATATAGATGGATTCCAATGTCAGGGCATGCAGCAGGTATCTTCGCTAATACAGATGGTGTTTCTGATCCATGGTTTGCTCCTGCAGGTCTTAATAGAGCTATTATGAATAATATTAGAAGACTAGCATGGAATCCAACCTTAGCTCAGAGAGATATATTATATAAAAATGGAATTAATCCAGTTGTAAGTTTTGCAGGTCAAGGAAAAGTTATTTGGGGTCAAAAAACATACCTAGATAAGAGTTCAGCATTTAACAGAATTAATGTAAGAAGACTTTTCATGGTATTAGAAAAAGCTATCAGTACAGCGTGCAAATATTTCTTGTTTGAACCAAATGACCCTTCTACAAGAATACAACTAATTGATATGATAACACCTTTCTTGAGAGATGTACAAGGAAGAAGAGGTATATATGAATTTGCAGTAGTATGTAACGAAACAAATAACACACCAGAAAGAATTGATAGAAATGAATTATGGTGTGATATTTATATTAAACCTACTAGAGCTGCAGAATTTATCGTATTGAATTTTATAGCTACTAAAACAGGAGCTAACTTTTCTGAAATCGCAGCTTTATAATAAGTTTAATAATTAAGGAGGATATAAAATGGCTGAAGAAAAACTAGTAGATGGTTTTAACATTGATAAATTTAGAAGTAATTTTCAAGCTGGAGCAAGACAATATCTATTTTATATGAGGCCAAATATGCCTGTTAATGGTTTTGATCCCAATAAGAGTATATATTTGGTTAGATCAACTAATTTACCAGAAGCCACGTTGGAAGAAACTATGGTAAATTGGCAAGGTTATGATTATAAAATGGCCAGTAAATATACTTATGCAGATTGGGAAGTAACCTTTAATGTTGATATACAAGCAGATATACATAAATGGTTCACAAAATGGATGGAATTAACCCATAACTCGGAAACAAATGTACATGGTCTTCCCGCTGAGTATATGGCAGACCAACGAGTTCAGCTTCTTGATTTGAATGGTGATCCGATAATAACATACTTACTATTAGGTGCTTGGCCTGGTACTGTAGGAGCGATTGACTTGGATTATTCAGGAACAGAAGTAGCACAATTTCCTGTTACCTTCAAATATCAAAGACATGAAATAAATTATATTGATGGTGTATCATATAGTTAATATGTAAGAAGAAGCAATAATGAATAAGAATATAAAACCAATAGTAGAAAAGTATATTGGTTCTATTGATGAAAAGATGAAACTTGCTAAGAAAAAGGATGCTATCAATAAAATTGAGAAAACTATTGATAGCATCACTAATGAAAAGCATATCAATTCTGTAATCAAAATGATAGAAAATTTCTCCGAACAACCTGGACGGTTTAAAAAACGGTTTAACACATACAGTGAACTACTTGATAAATTAAACTTCAAGGTTCAAAAGCTTTACCATGAAGGGAAAATTAAATACGGTACGTTAGAAATGATGGAGAAAAAACTGAAAAAGGTAGCAGGAAAAGTGTAATTTAGAAGAATGCGAGGTAGATAAATTTTACAATGTGAGGTGTAAATATGTCAGACTTTAAAAAATATTTAAATGTATATGAGTTTGAATGTGAATTACCCGGTAGTAAAAAGAAAGTTAAATTTAAACCTCTTACTACAGGTCAAATGAAAAAACTTCTTATTTATGAAGGTGAAGAAGACGAGGTTAAGGTAGAAGGAGCCTTAGATGAGTTAATATCTTCAGCTATAATAACTAAAGATTTTAACATTGAGGAACTATACCTACAGGATAGATTTTTTCTCTTAGTTGAATTGAGAAAGAAAACGAAAGGTAGTTTATATAAATTTCAAATAAACTGTCCAGAATGTGGTTCACAATCAATAATAAAAATTGGTTTGGATAAGCTTCCTGTAAAAAAATTAGAAAAGGAAGAAGAGGAAATCAAAATTGATGATAATATTTCTTTAGTATTATCCCAGATAAAGAGATCAGATCAAGTAGAAGCAGCTAAGAAAGTTGAGATTTTACCAAATCTCAATAAGTCTCAAAAGAATGCTGAACTAGCATTATATACATATGCATCAGCTATTAAGAAAGTCTTAACACCTGATGGTGAAAATGAAGTTAATATTGATGACAAATATTACTTGCTTGAAAATATAAGTCAGGATAGCTATGATAAGGTTATAAATTGGTTCAGTAATAATGATTTTGGTATTGATTTTACATATAAGATAAAATGTATGCATTGTAAAAAATACGAATCTAAACAAACAATACCAATGGGAAATTTTTTCTTCTAATTAATTTGTTTACTATAGGTTCAAGCCTAGAGAATATTGTGGAAGAACAATTTCAATTATCTAGAAAAGCTGGTATAAATATATCCGAGAGTAACAGTTTGGCCGATTTCGAGAGAGAAGCATATCTGAACCTTCTCATAAAAGATTTAAAGAATGAAGCTGAAGCAATGAAAAAATAAGATTTACTCACACTTAGCACACCTAAGCTAAAGGATCTTTTAAGTAAAGGTCTAAAGTGGACCCTATTAAGGTTACTTTAGACCTTTTTTATTTGGAGATAGATTATGGCAAATGAAAGAATACAAGAACTTAATGAAAGACGGAATAAGTTATTAGAAACAAATCTTTCCAAGTTAATAAAAAGTAATAGAGATATGTTAAATTCTTTAATAGAAGGTAATAAAGAATCAACTGAAAATATGAAGACTAAATTGGTTGAGACTTTATCCACAAGTAAAGAATTTAAAAGTGTTGATATTACTAGTGCTATATCAGAAAATATAACAGGTGCCATAGAAAATATTAGCTTAGCAGAGGCTAAAAAAGTTATAAACAAATCTGCTTCACAACAAATGTCTCAAAATAAAGAATTACTAACAAGAATAGAATCTGGTAATAAAAAAGCACTTGAAACGTTAAGAAATAATTTAGAAAATACATTATCAACTACTCTTCCCTCTATGGGTGGAGAAGCAATATCAGAAGTAGTTAATACACATATAAAAGATTTGAAAGATAAATTTCAACCAACAGCTATCAAATCTATGAAAAATATATTTGATACGGTAGGAGAGAATCTAAATGAAAATGTAGGTACTGCTATATCTAATATATCAAGTGGATTTAAAGATGTTATAGAAAATGAGAAAGAATGGCTTAGTGAGAATAGTAAAATAGTAAAAGCTTTCCATTCAGAAGTAGCAGAATCTTTCAAAGAACATCTCAGTAATTTTGTAAACTCAATAGGAGGACATATAAGAGATGTATTAGGGCCTGTAGGTGATGTAATCGAGATGGGTAAATCCTTATTTACCTCTGCTTTTGGAATGATGAAATCAGCCGCATCAGGTATAATGGGTCTGTTTGGTGGTGATAAAGATGATAAAGAACTTGATGAGTCAAAAAGACAAACAGGACTGCTAAAGAAGATTGTTGGTTATTTTGAGAAAGAATCAGATATAAGGGCTCTACAGCTAGGTAGAAAAGAGGAGGAAAAAAAGGGTATATTTGATTTTGATTTGATGGCTATAGTAGGCGGAGCACTCTTTGCACTAGGTGCAACAATAGGTGGTGTTACCAGAGCAATTACATTACCTTTAGAACTTCTAAGTAAAGCATTTTTAAAGATAGAACCTATTGCTAAGATAATAAACAGAGTTGGTCAGTTCTTTGGAAGTTTACCAGGAATAGGAAAAATGTTGGATTTTGCTTACAAAGGTTTAAATAAAATTAAAAATGTTTTCCGGCTTATTGCTGATAAAGCGCCTTTAATAGGTAAACTATTTGCAGGTGTTGCAAAAGGTTTCAAAATTCTAGGTTGGCCAATAACAATAATATTCGGATTGATTGACTTCATAAAGGGTTTTGTAGGTGAAAAAGGAGATTTAATTGATAAAATAAAAGCAGGACTTACAAGTGCTGTTATGGGTTTTATAGAACTACCTGTAAAAATAGTGGGTTGGATGGCAGATAAAGTACTTAGTTTATTTGGTATAGAAATAGAAGGTGGAACAGCATCCGCTGCCCTAAAGGGTATTAGATTTTTATTGACCACTGCTTTTAATATTTTAGCAGCACCTTTTAAAATACTAAAGAGTATAGTATCAACAGCATCTAAAATATTGGAAAATACATTCAGTATGTTTCTCATACCTTTCAAAACTATGTATGAAGCTGTTTCTAATGTTGTAGATTCTATTAAACAGATATTTAGAGGAAACATTATTAAGGGATTACTGGGTTTAATTTCTAACCTTAATCCTATAAAGTGGTTAGGTGCTGTCTTATCGAAGATATTAGATAATGTGGCTAAAATATTTAATGTTGATAAGATGTGGAATAATTTCAAATCTTGGTTATATGATAAAACACCTAAAATGCTTAGATTCTTACTTCCTGGATCATTTAAGGAAGCCGCGAAGGAACAAGGTACAGGAATAAAGCCTAAGATTGATGTTCCAAAAATAAGTCCTGAGGTAGATACTCCAAGGATAAGTCCTGAGGTAGATACTCCAAGGATAGTAGCGGAGACTGTTACTCCAAGGATAAGTCCTGAGGTAGATACTCCAAGGATAGTAGCGGAGACTGTTACTCCAA